GCTGCAGCCTTGAGGCGGTTGTAGAGGTCAGGATCTACACGGAACAGTCGCGCTTGTTCGGTGAGATTGAAGGATTCAGGCGCAAAGGGGTTCTTGGTGCCAGCGGGTAGTTCGCCGCTGCTCCGGCCGACGGGTGCGCCGGTGCCCTGCGGCTTGGGTGCTTTGAGGCGGTACTGCGGCAGGCTGGCCTTGGCCCAGTCGCCAATCGGCACGCGTTGGTAGCCATCGACGACCACCACGGTGCCATCAGGCTCGCGGTCGATCTGGTCCGGCTTGAGCTTGAGCTTGACCACCTCATCGGGGTCATGCACGGTGTCGGCCAGGGCAGCGACCGCAGGGCCGATCACCTTGAGTTCGCGGTTCTCGGCTTCCAGAGCCTCAATGCGCTGCTGGAGGCTGGATTCGCGCTCGCGGAACTGCGCTTCCAGCTTCTGCCGTGCCTCGGCGTAGTTGCCTTTCTGCTCTAGTTCGGCCTGCTCGTGAGATTGCTTGAAGGCCAGCAGTTCCTGCACGTCAATGCCATCAGGCAGCTCTGGCACCTTCTTGGCCAGCTTTTTTTTCTCGTCCAGCAGTTCGGTGTTTTTGCGCCGCAGGGCTTCAATCTCGGCCTGCAGTGCTGAGGTATCGGGTGAAGACTGCTCCACAGGAGCGTTGTCGTTGTCGGGCATGAAGACCCACAGGGTCAAAGGTGCGGCTTAGGTTGCCGTCACAGCCGGTGGCTACCGGTGCGTTCTTGGCGCTCCTGCTCACGGATCGCAGCGCGGATGTTGGCAGCCATGAAGGTGTTGCCGCACTTGTCAGCAATCTCCAGCGCCTTGAGCAGACGTTGCATCCGCTCGCTCATGGCAGTTGCTGCAGGTTGGCGCTCAGCTGCTGCTCTTGCGCCACCAGTCGCCGTTCCTGCTGCGCTGCGGTGGCTTCCAGCTCGGCATCCACGTCGAAGTCGTCGTAGAGCCATTCGCCATCACCATCGGCCAGCTGGATCAGCAGGGTTTCCTGCGTGATGTCACCGCCAACGCGCAGCTTGATCAGCTCTGACACGTGCGCCGGGTCGAGCTTGTGCGCCACGAAGTCGTTGTTGACCATGCTGCTGCCCGCTGTCGGCAGGTTCAGGTAGGCCGCGTGGAACTGCAGGCAGGTGTCAATCAGGTTCTGCAGACCAAGGGCCACAGCCATCAAGGCGGCATCGCCTTGGCTGCGGTCAATGCTCTTGGATTCAGCGGCCTGGTTGGTCATGTTTTGACCGAGCACCGCTGCTAGGCCGAGTTCGGCGATCTGCTTCTCAATGCGCTCAAGCTCCGTGAAGCGGGCCTGGTAGCTGGTGCCTTGCGGTTCGGCGAACTCGGCGCGGGCATCAGCGGGGAAGGCCATGGCGGAGGCTGGGCCAGCCTCCAGCTCTTCCACTTCAGCCGGCACTCCGAAGAGGTTGTACCGGGGGACAGCGGCGACGTGGAGGATGTTGGCTTGGTCAGATTCGCAGCGGTAGGCCTTGAGGTTGAGCCAAGCGACTTCCTCCAGCGGCGGGGTGGATTCCAGAAGGCCGGTGCGGTTGGCATAGGCCACGGCGAAGGGGATCTCGTCAAGGGTGGTGGTGCCCTCGCTGATCAGTTCCCAGTCGCGGGATTTGCTGGCTTGCTTGCGGTAGAGACGGAACGCGCCGGGCTCCAGCACCCGCACCTGCTCAACCTGCTCTTCCCCGAACTCGCCGTAGGGCACGGTGACCTGTTCCAGCAGGCGCAGCTGCGTCAGCTTCTGGGTGCCGTTGACCACATCGGTGCGCCAGCCGAGGATGTCCCGAGGCGTGTAGCTGACCCAGTACGGCCGGCTGAAGTCGGTGACCGGCGTGTCGTCACCTTCATCGCCGCGTGGGTAGTCCACCAATACGCCGACGTGGCCGTAGCGGATGCAGCTGCGGGCTAGCTCCTGCAGGTAGGCGTTGAGATCGTTGCCCGCGAGGTCAACGTCGAACAGGTGTTCCTGAACGGGGTCTGGGACGTTATCGAGGCGGACGGGCTTGCGGCACAGCATCCCGGCCAGCATCTGCTCAAGGCGCAGCATGTAGGGCGGGCAGACGCTGCGGGCTAGGCGTGCGCTGTAGGCCTCGTCATCCTCGCGGGGTTCTTGCGGCAGGTAGCGCTTGCCGGCGGCCTGCATCCCGAGCGTGCCAAGGGCCAGCTGTTCAATCAGCCGCCAGCGCGGTTCCATGCGCTGCCAGGCAATGCCAGGGTCATGCACCTTCAGCTCTTTAACAGTGCTGAGGGACAGGCTGTTCAGGCTGGCAGCGAGGTTATGCACAGAAACCTATTTATGAATAGGTTTCCGCTCAGGTGGCTAGAGCTTTCCTCACGGCATAGCGGCTGATGTTGAGGTGTTGGGCAATGCGGGCTTGGCTGTAGCCGGTGCGGTGGAGACGTTGGATGCGTTGCTGGCGGCTCTCGCTGAGCCAGAGAGCCACGCCGATCAGCACGATCAGCGGCAGCAGCAGCCACACGGCTGCACAGGTGATGGTGGCCATGGTGGTTTCCGGTGATGCCTGCAGCGGCTCACTCGGCCATCCGCAGGCGTGAATGGGGTGCTGGGCCAACCAGCGGTGCAGGCTTAACCAGGCCGTGTTGCCTCCGAGAGTTACCGCGTCGTGCAGGCAGTTGCGCGGGCCTTTTCTTGTCGGGCGAGAATCCGGGGCGCGCTATCCGGCTTGTGGCCTCAGTTGGCGAGTTGGTCGGTGGTGGGCGCTGCCCATCTCTTCCGACTACCGGATCCTAGCGCATAGGCTCCGCTACGTCTACCTAGTAGAGACGAACGCCACGCACGGCGCGGCCTGCAGTCGGACGGCCCACCTCAAACAGGCGGTTGCACAGGTACCCCAATGCGTCGGGCATGTGGTCGTAGCCGGCCTGCTTGTCCGGCTCACCCTTGTCGGTGTAGCTCTGCAGCTCCAGGCACTCAATCAGCCGTCTGCAGCGCGGGTCGATCCAGAGCCGCGTTTCGCTGTTGCCGTTCTCCAGCAGTGCCTGCACCGAAGCCACCCGATCACGGATCGGTGGGTTGGCTGCGGGTGCCATGTTGCTGATGTCGTAGCTCTGCAGGATGGCGATGTCGCTACGGCTGCTGTTGGTGCTGCGGTTGCGGCCTGAGGCATCTGGGTAGCCGAGCACGCGGGCACGCGGGTGGCGGCGGCGCAGCTCCTTGCCCAACGCGTCGGTGTCGTGAGCGGCAGCGATCTCGTCAACGATGAACAGCTCGCGGCCACGTCGCACGCCGAGCACCGCATTGGTGTTCCCGACGTTGAAGTCGCAGCCCATCAGGATCGTCTCATCGTCCTCGATGGCGATGGGTACGACGTGGCGGTTACGGTTGAAGCGGTCGTAGACCGTGCCGGTGGTGAGCGAGACGAACTCGCCGTTGAGGTAGGCCTGGATCAGGTTGGCCGGGTAGTTGGCGATCAGGCTGGGGATGAAGTCGTCGGGGAGGTGCGGGTTGTCTTCGGTGCGGGCTTGGATCAGGCGCGTGTCGTCTTTGGCGTCGCGCTTGAAGGTTTGATAGGCCCAGCCAAAGCCTTCCGGTGTGGTGGCGGCATAGAACTGACGGACGTTGCCTGCGCGGAGACGGGCCAGGGCCATACGGGCTGCGTTTTCGGCAACGCGTTGCGGTGCGGTGTCGGCCTCGTCAAAGCCGATGGCACAAAGGTTCTGACCCCGGATGCGGTTCCACGTTTCCATGGTGCGCAGCAGGATGGTGTGCTCCCCTTCGGCAAAGGTGAGGGTGTATTCAGGGAGCGGGCTGACGCGGAACGTGAAGGGGATGTCCCACTCGGTCAGCAGGTCGTCAAAGGTGCGCTCCAGGATGTCGCGCAGCATCGGGGCGACGGGCTCGAAGAGGGCCGAGGCGTAGCCGATGTTCTGAGCGGCCAGGGTGACGGCTTTGGCCACTAGGCCGTGGGTTTTACCAGCACCGAAGCCGCAGACCATGCCGAGCTTGCGGTGGGTGGTGTCATCGCAGAAGGCGAGCTGATGGGGCAGGAGGGTGGCGCGGATGCGGGCTAGGGCGTCGGCTGCGGATGGGCCAGCTGCTGCGGGCTTGGTGTTGAGCTTGAGCTGCGCACGTGCTGCAGCGATGGGGTCAAGCAGCTGCGCCAAGGCCTGCGGCTTGCATCTGGAGAAGGAGGCGGTCCTGCTGTTCAGGTGTCAGCTCGGACTGCTGAATGATCTGGACGACGGTGGTGAGGGTGTTGGTGACTTCGCGGCGTGTGGCAGCGGCATCAGACCAACGCTCCCGCCATCGAGGCGAGTGAGTGAGCAGCCACTGCGCGTCACGGGTGTCGCCGTCTTTGATTTTGGCAACGAGGGAGATTTCGCCTGCGGTTGCTGCCTCTTGAATAGCTACGGAAAGTTCGGCTTCAAGCTCAGTTGAATCGGGGCCACGGCCGTTGTTGATCCATTCGCTGAACTGCTGCTCGGAGACCGCGCACGCCTCTGCAATGGCCTTTTGGGACCAGCCAAGCGCAGCAAGACGACCAGCCTTTTCAATCAGCTGGGCGTTGAGTTTATAGTGCCCTCGCTCTTTCTTCATCGCCAGAGTTTAGCCACGCGGCGGCATGAAGAGGATACCGTCAGCGGCCAGGATGTTCAGGCGGAACATGGCGTCTTCGATGTCACGTGCCCAGATGGTGGTGAGGCGTGGCAAGGTTTCCGGTGCGACGCGGTAGGTAAAGAGGTAGTGACCGGCGGTGGGGAAGTCGGAGCTGGAGGGGAGGAAGGTGCCTAGGAGGTTGAAGGAGGCTAGGAGGTGACGAGCGATGTGTTCAGCTTCAGCGAAGGTGGAATCGTCAGAGAAGACGAGACCGAAGGGTTCGCGGTCGATGGGGTGGTCAGCGACGATGGACCATGGTTCAGCCATACGACCCTCGCGGGTTGCGTTAGGTTGCCGGGTCGAGGGGAATGATGGTGATAAGGGCACCGGGACGTTCTTCTGGGGTGGTGTAGCGCTTTTGGGCTGAGAGCTGAACCACTTGAGAATCATCGTGAAGAAGGGTGCCAGTGAGGGCATCAAGCACGGCACGGGAGAGCTTGTCGATGTCGCCTTTCTGTTTGGAGGTTAGGTATGTGGGGGCTTTGGAGGACAGGCCGGACTTGTTGAAGTGCGAGCGTGGGCGAAGGAAGCGGAAGGTGATGCTGATGGAGACGGGTGAGGTGGTGAGGGGATGTTGTGTGGAGAGTGCGGCGTCGGTGATGTGAGATCGCCAGGGGCGGAGGCGTTTATTAGTTTCCAGCATCACGCCGTTCGGCATGGCACGTTTGGAGCCTTGGGTAGCGGGCTCCATACCGTCAACGTTGAATGTGAGCGCTTCAGGCTGCACGGATGATGACAGTGGGTGCGTTAATTCTGGCGGCATGGCGCTCGATGATCCAACGCTCGGCTTTGAGGGCGTGAGTGGGGTCTTGGGAGAGGGTGCCGTTGTGCGTGAGGTACTGGCCGGTGATGGTGACGAGGTGACAGGGCTGGGTGGCGCGGTTAGGCATGACCGGCCTCCAGCTCGGCGGCGATGGCGAGGAGTTCGTCAACGCAGATCCAGCGCCGAGGTGTGTAATCCGCTTCACG